GGTATAGCCCTATAGCTCTCCGGGGGGTCATGCGTGAGCGGACGCGAAAAGCCAAGCATCGCTGCGGCAGACAACACACGAGGAGTCCATTCATTGGCCAACGCAGTAGCCTTCGCGGCCGCGCGCAAAGTGCGCCTCACTATATTGGCCGCCTGCTCTAGGGTATACCCCTGGGGAATAGCGGTTGGCACGTCCACGACTACGTTCTCCATATGGCCATACACCTCGATGATGACCGGGTTGTTGCCGTTATTGGCATGCCGCAGTGGAGCAAACGACAACGTCAGCAACGTGCCCAAGCGGTCGAAGTCCGCATAGTTGGTAGAAGCCTTCCACGCTCCCAGCTCAATACCCGGTTTTTGGCTAGCGTACGGGATGCGCAGCTCAATGCTATTGTCGTAACACGGGTTGATGTACGCGCCCATGAACTGCGACGCAACCATCTTGTAGTTTTGCGTGGACGCGCTAGCATTGCTAGCCACGGCGAAGTTGAACGTAGGATCACTGTCGTCCAGCAAACCAGGATGGGGGCGATAACAAACGCGGAGCATACCGTAATGCATAGGCGTGCCGTTAACGACAAACTGCAACACCATATCACCACGCAACCGGGAATAATACGACAACCGGGGAGCTATAGTCGCATGGGTTATAAAAGCCCTCCATGGGTTGTGCGTGCCAAAGTGACCCGTTCCAACCGCCCACGTAGTCTGCCACAAAAGAACAGGTCGCTTCAAAAAAGCAGCCATGTCGCTAGCATCGTGCACATTGCCCATGGCACCCGTGCTGAAAGAACCTGCAACCTCAGCACCATCCACGTGAAAGAAAGAGTTGAGCGCGTCTTGGGCCGTAGGGTCGACCTCTAAAGCAACAGACCGCTTCGTGGCATTATCAGTAACGTGTGTAGTAGAGTCCATTGCGAATATTAAAGTAGCTAGAGCCACCCGAACTGGCAAAAAACCAGCGTTGTTTATATCATTTTACAGCATCAACAAACATCAACAAAACAAAAACAACATTTTTATGATTTTATGGGTTCTAACTTAAAACAATACCTGTCACTACTGGCGAGCACACTGGTACTCGCCCTCAGCGCAGTCGACCACGTACTCTGGCGTGCAGTCGCGACTAGAGGCGAGCACATCGGCATACGCGGGGAGCACTGATGGGGATAAGGACGCAAGGTCCACACCCTCACTAGCCGCTAACGCACCGAGGAAAAGATCCCTGAGGCCAGAAAACTTACCATCTGGATCCTCCACTCCCTCCTTGGCCGCATGGGGGAAAAACAATATCAAGGCAGAGCGAAGCGTAGACCGCCGCTTCTCAAAATCGCCGCGCTCCTCAAATGCGATACTCTTCCTAATCGAAGATAAAGCAATGGCCCCAACGCGGTGCCCCAAGCTGGGCACATAAACCGTAGTGCGCTTGAGGAACTCCACGGAGCTAGCTTCATAATACGGAGGTAGCTCATCGCTGGCCTTATCGGTCGGTCCAAAAACCATTCCAAAGGCACCGGCCGCATCTCGCACGTCATAGTTGCTGATAGAGTCAACACTCTCGACGTCAGCCACGGACCCAACAACGTCATCTCCATACGTGCGCAAACAAACCGATCTGGTAAATAGCGTGTCAAGCGCGCTTACCTGGCAAGGACGGTCGAGCAAATGCCTATTTCGTGCGTAGAACGCGTACCTATGGATAAGAGCGTTGACGCCCGAATTGGTGTGCGTAGTGATAGCTACACCCGAGGGGTTAGAACCCGACACGCGGTACGCCTGCCCCAAAAAGAGGTACACCGGGCGTGACAGATTCTTGCCCAAGCCCCGCATGACGCTGATAGCGTGCGAATCCCACCCCGCATCTAAGGCCAAGTCCACAATGGACTCGTAAAACGCTGCAAGCAGCGTCTCGCTGGTAGTCAAATCAAAGGCCTTGTAGTCCCCCGCCAAACGGCGGGTGGCATGCCGGGCCTCCAGCGAGCACTGCAAAGCCTCCCAAGCCGGCCCTTGAGGGTCGATGCCCACCATACACTCATACCCCGGGCGGCCCTGGAGCCTGCTGACAAAAGGCATGAGATACATGCGCACAACCAAATTAAGCGCCATGGCCGCTACATAAAATGCGCGGATCTTGGTCTTGCCAATCGCTACGGCCTCGTCTTTAAGCGAAGCCCGGAAAATGGCAAGGTCTGAGTCCCCGCGCGCAAGAGCTTCTATAAGCGCAGACACCTCAGCACGCACCTCAGGGTCGGGATAAAAGTTG